AAGATAACTTGTACGACAGCTTGTCGTCTCGTTACACCAAGTCATTGGCCCGTGCTATGGCTTACACCAAACAGGTCAAGGCTGCTGCCGTCCTGAACAATGGCTTTAGCTCCAGCTACCCCGGTGGTGATGGCGTGGCGTTGTTTAGTACTGCTCACCCATTGATTTCTGGCGGTACCAACAGCAACACTCCTTCTACCCAAGTTGATTTGAACGAGACTTCCTTGGAAGCCGCCGTTATTCAAATTGCGGCTTGGACAGACGAGCGTGGTTTGTTGATTGCAGCTAAGCCTGTCAAGATGATTGTCCCCCCGAACTTGATGTTCGTCGCTAAACGTCTGTTGGACACCGAACTGCGTGTGTCTACAGCGGACAACGACATCAACGCCATCAAGCAAATGGGCGCAATCCCCGGCGGTTACGCTGTCAACCACTTCTTGACAGACACCAACGCTTGGTTCCTGACCACAGACGTGCCTAACGGTCTGAAGCACTTCGTTCGTTCTCCGCTGGCTAACAGCATGGACGGCGACTTTGACACCGGCAACGTCCGTTACAAGGCCCGTGAGCGTTACAGCTTTGGCTGGTCTGATCCCCTCGGTATGTGGGGTTCTTCAGGTTCGTCCTGATAAACTGGAAAAGGGGCCTTGTGCCCCTTTTTCTTTTGGTGTATATTGAAGGCATTCCGGGGTTATCCGGTGTATCTGACAAGTCCCGGCTTGACGACATGCAGACAGATACACCCCAACTTGCATGTAAGGAAAAAACATGGCACGCACTACGTTTCAAGGCCCAGTCCGCTCATTGGCGGGTATGTATAACCAAGGCCCCGGTTCTATCGTCACAATCACCTCCAGCACGTCTTTGACCCCTGCTGACCACGGTGGGCGCATCATTTCTGTTGGCGGTACATTGGCTGCAAACGTCACTTTGACTTTGCCCACCATTGTTACTTCTGCTAACCCATCTTCTTCTGGCCCCGGCCAAGACCCCAACACCCTGAACAACCAAGGTGTTGTGTACACAATCTGGGTTCCTACAACCATCGCTACCAGCTCATTAAAGATTGGTACAACTTCTGGTTCCAGCGACTTGTTTTTGGGAACAATCCTTGGTGTAGACACCGACAGCTCAAACGCTTTGGTTGCCTATACCGCCAACGGCTCTTCCAACGACTTCATCAACTTCAACGGCGGCACGACCGGCGGTGTTGCTGGCACATGGGTGCAGATTTTTGCTCTTGCAGCCAACAAGTACATGGTCAATGGCGTTGCTTTGGGTACAGGTACTGTTGCCACACCGTTTGCAGATTCCTGATTAGGAGCCAACTATGGGAATGCAAACTGACGTCCTAGCCAGTGCGGTACGTACTGACGATGGAGTACTGAACGACCAAGCTGGTAATGCAATTGGACGTGCGCGTGTCAAAGGCATTCGCATCGTCCCAACCGCATCTACAGCCGGATCAGTGGTGTTTAAAGATGGGGGTGCAAGCGGCACAACGCGTTTGACGCTCAACATTTTTGCTGGCACTACAGGGGCAGACTACACACTGCTCCCCGGCGAAGGCTTGCTGTTTACCTCTGGTATTTACGTTGACGTGACTACCGTTGCCTCCGTCATGGTCTTTTATGGCTAAGTCCCCCGCATGGCAAAGAGCGGAAGGGAAGAATCCCGAAGGCGGGCTGAACGCCAAAGGGCGGGCTTCCTACAACGCAGCAAATCCGGGGAAACCCGGGTTGAAGCGTCCCCAGCCAGAGGGCGGCAAACGTCGCGACTCTTTCTGCGCCCGAATGAAAGGCATGAAAGCGAAGCTTACGAGCGCCAAGACCGCCAACGATCCGGATTCGAGGATTAACAAAAGCTTGCGTGCATGGAACTGCGCAGATGGTGGCTACGTCACCAAAGCGGATGGCTGTGCCACCAAAGGCAAGACGAAAGGCAAGTTTGTATGAACACGCATGAAATAAAGGTAACTACAGATGGCGCAGCTGTGGCAGTAGCCGCAACTAGCGTTATGGGGTGGCTCACGCCAACAGTAGCTTTGATTGGTTCTTTGTTGACTATCGTATGGATGTGTATCCGCATTTATGAAACAGACACGGTTCAACGATTTGTAAATGGTAAGAAAGACGACAATGCCAGCAACAAGTCTTAAACAAAAGAAATTCATGGATGCTGTGGCACACAATCCAGCATTTGCGAAGAAAGCCGGAGTCCCACAATCCGTGGGTAAAGACTTCAGCGAAGCCAGCAAAGGTATGAAGTTTGGGAGTGGGTCAAAAACTCGTACTGACCGGCAAGTAGTCAACAATCCTAAAACCAATCAAGGTAAACAGGAACTCTTTAAAAAAGGTGGCGAAATGAAAGAATCCAAGGGAATGATGAAAAAAGAAATCAGCTTTATGAAAGCCAAAGGCGCACCCAAGTCTATGGTCAAGCATGAAATGAAAGAAGCTGGCATGAAGAAAATGGCTGGCGGCGGCATGACAATGGTCAACAAGGGCGGGAAGATGGTTCCCGACTTTGCCGCAGATGGCAAGGGCAAGATGGCTCATGGCGGTATCACCAAGGCCAAAATGGGCGCTGTTCCTTCCGGTGGAAGCAAAGGTAAGGGCGAACACGCTGTTCAAAAAAGCGGTATCTCTAAAGGTACTATGGTCAAAATGTCCAGTTCTAAACCGCTGGGTATGAAAAAGGGCGGCAAAGCCTACTGCTAAGGAGTAAATCATGGCAAAAAACGCTGGAAGATTAGCTGGGCTTGCTGCACTTGCGGGTGCGGCGTATATGATGTCCAAAGACAAAGACAAAGAAGGCCCTGCTGCAACTGCGGCAGAAAAAGATGCGTCTGATGCTCGTACAAAAGCCCAAAGAGATGCTGTATCTGGGAATAAATCTGCTGAGAATAGATTAGAAACTCCGGCAGAAACTATTGCTAGATCAGATAAATCCGCTGAAAAATATAACATTACCGACGAAAACTACAGCAATGAAGGCTACGGTAAAGGCCTTAATCAAGCTGGCGCAAGCGGCACAACTACGCTTGGCCCGGGCTATAACAAATCCGACAAACCCAACAAACCAGAGCCGCCAAAAAGCTCCAAATCAGAACCAAAAAATGAGCCACCAAAACCAAAAAATGAGCCGCCAAAACCTAGCAAGCTTGTATCTGAGCCATCAGACAAGCGTGTGAAACTTGCCCCAGAAAAAAGTAATTTGGAAGCTGGTACGTCTCGTGGCGCTCGCCCCGCAGTTATGGGCGGAGCAAAACAAACAGATACAAAATCAAGTACTGTTAAAAATGCAGTATCAGATGCAGCAAAAACAGCTGTAAAAACAGCTACCCAAGGCCCCGCCACAAGCGCAAAACCCGCAGTCAGCAGCGGTAGCAGCAGAGTTCCAACTCCTGAACAAGCAGCAGCAAATCGTCAAGCGGCATACGACAAGCTTAAATCTGTTGGTAGCAGCGTCGCTGACTACGTAAGGAATTTTGAAACCCCCGCAGAACGTCGCGCACGCGAAGCCAAAAATCCCCCGCCCAAATCTACACCAAGAGAATTTAACGAGGATGCGCTCAGCACAGGCTCCGCAATGCGTCGCGGTGGTATGGTCAAGAAGATGGCTTCCGGCGGTATGACCTCCAAAGTTTCTTCTGCTTCCAAACGCGCTGATGGGATTGCATCTCGCGGCAAAACCCGTTGCAAAATGTATTGAGGTGAATCATGTTTGATGATCTGGAAAAGAACAAGGAAGCACCAAAAGACATTGACGGCGCATCTGCTGGACGCAAGTTCAAAAAGGGTGAGCCGGGCATGCCTGAGCAACCCGGTCAAGACATTCGTGTTGATGGCAAGCCCGTAAAAAAGGCTGGTGGTGGCACTGCCTCCAGCCGTGCGGATGGATGCGCACAGCGCGGCAAGACTCGCGGAAAGATGGTGTAAACATGATGGCCTCTCGCGGCATGGGAGCGATTAACCCGTCAAAGATGCCGGGGAAAAAAGTCATTCGCCGCAAGGACAAGCCACAGGATGTGGCAATGTATGCGGAAGGTGGCAAAGTCAACGCCGCTGGTAACTACACCAAACCCGGTCTTCGTAAGCGGATCGTGGCTCAGGTAAAAGCCGCAGCAACCCAAGGCACAGGCGCAGGTCAGTGGTCAGCGAGGAAAGCACAGTTGGTAGCCAAGAAGTACAAGGCTGCTGGCGGGGGGTACAGAGATTGAAAGCGCCGCAGCAATCCCTCAAAGATTGGACTGCCCAAAAGTGGAGAACCAAAAGTGGCAAACGCTCTTCTGACACAGGCGAAAGATATCTTCCAGAGGCTGCAATCAAAGCTCTCAGCCCTGCTGAGTACGCTGCGACAACGCGGGCAAAACGTGCGGGCAAAAAAGCCGGAAAACAATTCGTAAAGCAGCCACCCAAAGTGGCAAAGAAAACAGCAGGGTTTAGATAATGGCAAATACCTCTGGCGCAGTCAGCTTTAACCTAGACCTTACTGAGTTGGTCGAGGAGGCATTTGAACGCGCCGGTGGCGAGTTGCGCACCGGGTATGACCTACGTACAGCCAGACGCAGTTTAAACATCATGTTTGCAGATTGGGCCAATCGTGGCATCAATCTGTGGACAATTGAGCAGGGTACGATTGACTTGGTGCAGGGGCAAAACACTTACCCATTACCTGACGACACCATTGACCTGCTGGAGCATGTCATCCGCACAGGCGCAAACGTGGCTTCAACTCAAGCTGATCTCACTATCACACGTATCAGCGTCTCAACCTACGCCACTATCCCCAACAAGATCACCCAAGCCAGACCCATTCAGATTTGGATTCAGCGGTACAACGGCCAAACTTCGCCCACAGGACTGGCAATCAGCCAAGTAGGTGGAATGGCTATAGACGCAACGCAGGTCACTTTGGACTCTGTGGTTGGACTTCCCGCCGCCGGGTTTGTAAAGATCGACAACGAGATCATCAATTACAGCTATATCTCAGGCAACACTTTGTACAACTGCTTCCGTGGCCAGCAAAACACCACGGCGGCAAGCCATGCAAATGGCACAACAGTCTATTGGCAGCAAGTCCCAGCAGTCACCGTTTGGCCAACCCCAGACAATGCCCAGCAGTATCAGTTGGTGTATTGGCGCTTGCGACGAACCCAAGACGCAGGTGGCGGTGTCAACATCATGGACGTGCCGTTTCGCTTCATCCCTTGCATGGCGGCTGGCCTGTCGTACTACATTGCTGGAAAGATTCCGCCCGGAGCAGAACGTCTTGGATTCTTGAAACAGCAGTACGACGAAGCTTGGGAGCTTGCCGCCTACGAAGATCATGAGAAAGCTGCCCTGCGGCTTGTGCCCCGCCAAACCTACATTGGGAGGTAAGTGTGGGTAATAGGTTTGCTGCCGGTAAACATGCGATCTCGGAATGCGATCGCTGCGGGCAACGATTTCAACTGAAGGTTTTGAAGACTGAGATCATCAAGACGAAGAAGTACGATTTGCTTGTTTGCCCGGAATGCTGGGATCCTGACCATCCGCAGTTGCAGTTGGGCATGTGGCCCGTGGATGACCCACAGGCGCTGAGAAACCCCCGCCCCGACCGAAGCTACGTGCTGTCAGGAACAAGCGGATTGCAGATTGTTCCAACGGGCAATGGCCCATTGGGTACAGGAACAGTAGAAGGCGGCAGCAGAATCTTTCAATGGGGCTGGAACCCAGTAGGTGGGGCATCATTTTTTGACACCGATTTAACACCAAACAATTTGGTTTTGGCGGTAGAACTTGGTACAGTAACGGCAAGCGTAACTTAGGAGTAAACAATGGACGCAAAGAAAGCAGTTCGCAAGCATGAGCAAAACATGCACCCCGGTCAAAAGCCAACCAAACTTCGCGCTGGCGGTAAAACAAATGCCGATATGCTCAAGTATGGTCGCAATATGGCGAAGGTAATGAACCAACGTAGCTCTGGACGGGGTAAATAACATGGCGACATACAAAGTACCCAAGACGGTTCCGACCGTTGTTGTTGGCGAAGCCGACAATAAAAAATACATGAAAGACCTAAACGTCTCTGAGGCAAACAATCGCAGCAATGACTACAAGCCCACCAAAACCAGCGGTATCAAAATCCGTGGCACTGGCGCGGCTACCAAAGGCGTGATGGCTAGAGGCCCGATGGCATGAATTACAGCCAGCTTGTAACTGCGATTCAGTCATACACGGAGAATCAGTTCCCCGACGTATATCTTGCTGATGGATCGACTGAGGACTCAACCACTCAGATCAATCGATTCATTGAGCAGGCTGAACAACGCATTTACAACATGATTCAGTTTCCGTCGCTTCGGAAGAATCAGTACACACCCATCACCGCAAACAACAAATATGTGTCATTGCCAAATGATTTTCTTGCGGTGTATTCTTTGGCGTTGGTAACAGGTGTGACTGGCGGAAATCTGGATACAGGCACGTTCGAGTATTTGCTCAACAAGGATGTGAACTTCATTCGCCAAGCGTACCCAAGCCCCAATGACACAGGCGAGCCAAAATACTATGCGCTGTTTGGCCCAACAATTGTTAGTTCAGCAATCACCAATGAGCTATCAATTATTCTTGGCCCAACACCTGATGCCGCGTATTACGTTGAGCTTCACTACTATTACTACCCAGAGTCCATCACCACTGCAAACACAACATGGCTGGGCGACAACTTTGATTCTGTTTTGCTCTACAGCTCTTTGGTGGAGGCGTACACTTTTATGAAGGGTGAGCAAGACATCATCTCGTTGTACGACACCAAATTCAAAGAAGCACTTGCGTTGGCGAAGCGTTTGGGCGATGGTATGGAGCGTCAAGATGCTTACAGGTCTGGACAGTTTAGACAGGCGGTAACCTGATGGCGTTCACAGGAAATTACTCTTGCAATACGTTGCGAGCAGGGCTGGCAAACGGGTCAATCAATTTGACCTCGGATACGTTCCGTCTGGCTCTGTACACCAACGATGCAACGCTGGATGAGACCACCACAGCCTACACCACAACCGGAGAGGCATCTGGCGGGAATTATGTGGCGGGCGGCCAGATTGTTACAACCACCGTCACATCGCAGACAACAGCATCTGGCAGCGTTACGTACGTGACTTTCTCCTCTCCATCATGGACGGGTCAGATCACAGCCCGTGGCGCTTTGATCTACAAAGCCGGAGACAACGGCGCAGTTTGTGTCTTGGACTTTGGAAACACAAAAACATCAACCAATACATTCACCGTGACGATGCCTGCCAACACAAGCACGTCAGCACTCATAAGGATCGTGTAATGCTGGTAACAACAACCAAAGGCGAAATGGATGACTCTCTGCTTGAAAAGCGTGAGGGTATAGTCGATAATGACAATGAACTCACCACATGGGTTGAGTACTGGTTGGACGGGGAACTTGTCCACCGTTCCGCGCATGTAACTTTGAAAAAGCCGCCTACATTTGTTGGTGGCGAAGCAGCTTCGTTTTAAGGAGAACTCAAGTGGCAAATACCCAATCTATGTGTACCTCGTTCATGGGCGAGTTGATGACAGCAACCCATAACTTTGGCACTGCTCCAACCCGCGCAACATCAGCAGCCGACACCTTCAAGGGTGCGCTGTATTTGGCTTCTGCCACCATCAATGCTTCGACCACCGCATACTCCACAACCGGAGAAGTGACTGGTACTGGCTATTCGGCTGGCGGCGTGACGGTGACCAATGCAACCCCACCCACTGCAACCAACAGCTCTGCGACCGCAGGCGTGGCTTACTGGACGCCCTCTGCCAGTTTGACCTACACCTCTGTGACCCTGACCACAGCGTTTGATGCGGTGTTGATCTACAACTCTTCACAGAGCAACAAGGCTGTATCTGTCCACACGTTTGGTTCACAGACCATCACGGCAGGTACATTCACCTTGACAATGCCTTCCAACACAACTTCGACTGCTCTGTTGCGTTTAGCCACAACCTAAAGCGGAGGCGGCGCAGGCCGTAAACCATGTTTGGTATATCCGCATACGCCCAGTCGCCGTACGCCGCCCTTGGCGAAAACGTAGTTGTCGTAGCCCTGACGGGGGTATCTGCGACTGGGAATGTTGAAACGGTCATAGCGGGTAAAGAGTTTGCCCTGACCGGCGTTCAGGCCACAGGCGACATTGGTTCTGTCACAGAGACAAACACCACCCCAGAGACAGGCGATCAGGCCAACGGCTTTGTTGGAACGGTTGGGATTGATGTATCTGTCGCCTTGACAGGTGTTTTGTGCCACCCGGATGTTGGCGGTGTAGACGAGAACAACACCCCTGAGATTCAGGAAGTCCATGCCAACGGTTACGCTGGTACAACCACACCGACCCTCTCTATTGCGCTGTCTGGCGTAGAAGCCTCTGGCGCGGTTGGAACTGTCGCGGTCGATGAGCGGCAAATTGCCTTATCTGGGGTAGAGGCCACTGGCGCTGTTGGCACGGTTGCTTACACAATATCTGAAGCGGAGACCGGGGATCAGGCCACGGGTGAAGTTGGTTCTGTAAACGTAGCTGTATCTGTCGCGCTGTCCGGGGTTGAGGCTGCTGGTTTGGCGGGTACTGTTACTGCAACAGGCACGCAAGCTTTGACAGGTGTTGCTTCTTCTGAGTCAGTTGGAACCGTTGCACCTGTAAACACACAAGCTCTGACAGGCGTTGCCGCTTCTGGAGAAGTTGGGTCTGTCACACAAAGCAAATTAGTTACCCTGACAGGTGTTCAAGCCGACGGAGCGGTTGGGACGGTCAACTTTGTTAAGGTTGCTGAGCTGACAGGTGTTGAGGCGGCAGGCAGCGTTGGTACAGTTGTTTACACCGTAACCAAAGCACTGACAGGTGTTTCCGCATCTGGTGCAGTTGGCAGTGTTGAGTTTGTCCAAGTTGCAGATTTGACTGGTACCGCTGCATCAGGTGCAGTTGGCTCGGTTGGCCGCAGTACTACGGTGGCTCTGTCTGGGGTTCAAGCCGCAGGCGCAGTCGGAGATGTGCTTGCCGTCTATTGGAAATTGGTAGATGACAGCCAGATCGCAAACTGGCAAAATGTGAACAATTCTCAAACCGCTGGCTGGGCATTGGTAGATAACGCAGAAACTTCTGATTGGGCGCTGGTTGAAACGGATTAAGGATACACATGGCTTTTGTACTTGCAGACCGAGTTAAAGAGACGACCACAACGACGGGTACGGGGACAGTGACCCTGCTTGGAGCATCGACTGGGTATCAGTCTTTCTCAGCCATTGGTAACGGCAACACCACCTACTACACCATCGCCGGACAGACAGGTTCGGAGTGGGAGGTTGGGATTGGCACGTATACCTCATCGGGGACAACGCTTGCCAGAAACACAGTTATTTCTTCCAGCAATGCAGGCGCATTGGTTAACTTCAGTGCCGGTACAAAAGATGTGTTTGTCACCTACCCCGCAAGCTTTACATCCAACGCCATAGGCGGGGGTGTTGGAGCAGTGATGCTTAACGCCGACACCGCAACTGCAAGCGGAACAATTGCCGCAGGGCAGAATGGTTTTACTGTTGGCCCTCTGACAATTAACAGCGGCGTGACGATCACCCTTGCTTCTGGACAAAGGCACGTAATCATATGAGTACGATTTCAAGTTCAACCACAACCACCACCGCGTATGTAGTTACTGCGGACACCACAGGCACGTTGGTTATTCAGACAGGTGCTACGCCGACCACGGCTGTGACGGTGGGTACGGATCAGAGTGTGGCGTTAGCAGGTAATTTAACTGTTACCGGAACAACAACCACAACGGGGTATATAAACGTACCAAACACATTTGGCTTCAAGAACCGCATCATCAATGGCGGGATGGTGATTGACCAGAGGAATGCGGGGGCGAGTGTTGCCTTTACTACAGCGGCTTACACCCTAGACAGATGGGTTGGTGCTGTTGGTACGGCAACAGGCACAACTATTCAAAGGTCAACAACATCAACGACAGGATTTTCAAACTCTGCTCTGATTACTATTGGAACTGGCGCATCTCCAGCCGCTGGTGCAGTAAACAGAATTTACCAAGTTATTGAGGGGTTCAATATTGCAGACCTTGCATGGGGAACTGCATCTGCCGCAACAGTCACATTATCTTTTTGGGTTCGTTCAAGTGTCACTGGCACATTCTCAGGTGCTTTGTATGGCGCAAGCACAATACAGTCATACCCATTTAACTACACAATTTCTGCGGCAAATACATTTGAGCAAAAGACTGTAACTATTGCTGGCCCAACAACTGGCACATGGGACTCTACAAACGGCACAGGAATCTATGTCAACTTTGATTTAGGTAGCGGTACGACTTTTAAAGGAACTGCTGGCGCTTGGGCTACAGGTACTTTTATTGGCGTAACTGGTGCTACAAATTTATGCGCTACCACTGGTGCAACCTTCTACATCACAGGCGTACAGCTAGAAAAAGGCTCAACAGCAACGAGCTTTGATTACAGACCATATGGGACTGAGTTGCAGCTTGCACAGCGTTATTTTGAGAAGTCTTATGATTTGGGTACAACACCGGGAACGGCAACCACTAACGGGCAATCATATTGGGTAGCGCCAGCATCGCTTGGAAGGTTATCAATTTCATTTCAAACAAAGAAAAGAACTGTTCCAACAATTATTTTATATTCCCCTGGAACGGGTGCATCTGGGAATGTTAGAGATGTGACTGTTGGCGCTGATGTTGCAACATCTGCTGGCAACACTGGTGAGCAAGCAACATTAAGTATTTATAGTTCTACAGCATCTCGAGAATATTCGCAACATTGGACAGCATCTGCGGAACTCTAGCTATGTACTTATTTGACCAACAAGATTCTGATTTACGCATAACTGGTGCGTATAAAACACATCCACAAGCAAAAACAATGTATGTGCGTTTAAAAGATAATCGCTATATGCACAGAGCAATAATGGAAAGAGTGCTTGGCAGAACATTAGAACGCACAGAAAAGGTAGACCACATAAATGGCAATGGCTTGGATAATCGCAGAGAAAATCTAAGGGTTGTTACACATAGCCAAAATCTTGCTAATCGTTCTATCACAAAAAGCACAGCAAATAGATTTAAAGGCATTACTCAATGCAAGCGCACAGGACATTGGCAATCAAAAATTATGGTCAATTACAAGACTATTTATTTAGGCACTTATAAGACTGATGAAGAAGCTGCAAAAGAATATGACTGGGCGGCAATTTGTTATTTTGGTAATAACGCCAAACTTAATTTTGGAGTAGCAAATGTATAAACTTTGTAAAAACATATTTGGTGGTGAACCAACCATCGTAATTCGTTTGTCTGACAACGCTTGCATCCCTTTTGACCCCGCCAACACCGACTATCAGGAATATTTGCGTTGGTGCGAACAGGGCAACACACCATTGCCAGCAGATGAGGAGCAGACATGACGATCTACATAAATGGCACAACGGGAATCTCAGGAGTAGATGGTTCTGCTGGCACTCCTGCTGTCCAAGGAACTGATACCAACACAGGTGTGTTTTACCCTGCCGCTGACACTGTTGGCGTGTCTACTGGTGGCAGTGAGAGAGTCAGAGTTGACAGTTCTGGCAATGTGGGGATAGGTACTACAAATACCACCGACCAGCGTTTAAAGGTTAAACAGTCTGCTGATACTGGAGCGTCATCTTTCTCATTTAAGGTAGAAGCTAATGCTAACGACACTGGCTTGTATATAGGTTATCGTGGGGCTGGTGCGGCAACAGCGGCAGATACTTGCGCAATTACTGCGACATACGGCTCAACTGGCGCATTTAAACCAATGACATTCCTTACGTCAGACGCAGAACGTATGCGTATCGACTCCTCTGGTAATGTGGGGATTGGTACTACTGCACCAAAAATGAAATTAAATGCAGAGGGTACATATGGTAATCCCGTTACATCAGGTGCAACCCCAACTGGTATTGCTAGGCTTTCTCAAACCACAAACAACGTCACGCTTGATTTTGGTGTAACTACTGGTAACAGAGTTTGGATGCAGGGTGCAGACAAAGCAGATCTATCGTTTACTTACGATATTGTAATCAACCCTAATGGCGGTAATGTGGGGATTGGTACTGCTTCGCCAGCGGTTAAGTTGGATGTAAATGGCATTACTGGTTGGGGAGGTGGAACCACTGGTCAAACTGCTCAAATCGTTGGGGCTAACAGCGGTATCTTGAATGGTGGAAACTTTAGAGTTTTGAGTAATACCACCCAAGCCGCAGATGTTGGTGGTGCATTAACTCTTGGTGGCTACTACACAACCACAACTGCTTCTGTTGATTTTGGTGCGATTTTTGGGGCAAAAGAAAACTCTACGGGTGGAAACACTGCTGGCTATTTGGCGTTTGGAACACGACCTAACGCTGGCAATATGACAGAACGTATGCGTATCGACTCCAGCGGTAACTTGCTGTTCAACTCAGGCTACGGCTCTGTTGCTACTGCTTATGGTTGCCGTGCTTGGGTGAACTTCAACGGCACAGGCACTGTGGCGATTCGTGCGAGTGGGAATGTGACGAGCATTACGGATAATGGTGTTGGCGATTACACAGTTAATTTTACAACTGCCATGCCTGATGCAAACTATTCTTGTGTTACATCAGCGGCAAGGACTATAAACAATGCTTTTATGTCATCTATTTATTATTCTGGTGGTTTAGTAGCAGGCTCTGCCCGCGTGCGTTGTTGGGAAGATGCCGGTGCTGCACAAGATCCAAATGTATTTTGTGTTTCAATTTTTAGATAAAGATCAACCATGAAAAGAATCATTTACCCAACAGATGACGGTGGTGTGGCTATTGTTATTCCAGCACCAGAAGCACTTGAGACAATGACCATTGAAGAAATTGCCGCCAAGGATGTTCCTACTGGCAAGCCTTACAAAATTGTGGATGTCGCTGACATTCCATCAGACCGCACATTCCGTAACGCATGGGAGTACACAGAGTGATTACCATCAACATTGAAAAAGCCAAGGGCATTGCCCACGACATCCGCCGTGCCGCACGATCAGAGGAATTCAAACCTTACGACGATGCCATTGCCAAACAGATTCCCGGACAGATGGAAGGCGCAGAAGCCGCCCGTGCCACAATCAGGGCCAAGTATGCAGCCATACAAACAGCGATTGATGCGGCTTCAACAGTAGACGAAATCAAGGTTGCTTTGGAGAACAAATAATGGCAGTCACGATCAATGCCGACAACGGCGCAATATCAGGTAGCGCAGGCTTAAAGCAAGCTGCGGATTCCACAGGGGTACTCGCGCTCCAAACAAACGGCACGACGGCAGTGTCTATCAGCACGGGGCAGGTTGTTACATTGACAAATGCTTTGCCTGTGGCATCAGGCGGAACGGGAGCAACTACAAGTGCTGCTGCACCGTTTGCTTTGAAAGGTGCAAACTCTGACATTACTTCCTTGAGTGGTTTAACAACACCTTTGAGTGTTGCTCAAGGAGGCACTGGGTTGTCATCTACTCCAGCTAATGGAGCCTTGGATATTGGTAATGGAACAGGATTCACAAGAGCTACGTTGACTGCTGGTTCAGGTATTTCAATTACCAACGGCGCAGGTTCTATTTCAATTGCCTCAACAAGCGCTGGCGGCTTTTCCAACATGGTTGTACTGACATCAACCAACGCTTCTTATTCAATCCCAGCCGCAAAAATTAAAATAACTGTGCTTGGCGGTGGCGGAGGTGGGGGTGGCGTGAGTGGTGTTGGCGATAATCGTGGAGGTGGGGGAGGTGGCGGCGGCGCGGCAATCAAAATCCTCTCTGGATTAACGATTGGGGCAACACTAAATGTCACGATTGGCGCTGGCGGAACGGCAACTTCCGGCGGGAATGGCGGTACAGGTGGCACAAGTAGTGTTGCTTCTGGCAGTCAATCAATATCTACAGTTTCTGCCACAGGGGGAGCGGGCGGGGCCAACTCCGCTAATAACCCTGTGTTTGGTGCTGCTGGTGGAGCAGGTGGAATTGGCAGTTCAGGCGACTTAAACATTGCAGGAAGTCCGGGGATTACCGGGTATGCAAATCCAAATGGCGGTGTTGGCGGCAGTTCTCTGTTGGGGGGCGGAGCCGCCGCTGTAGGGGCTAGTTCAGCCGGGGGCGCTGGAAGAAATTACGCTGGTGGCGGTAGTGGCGCTCAAATGCCTGATGACGGAGTAACCAGAGCAGGCGGCGTTGGCGCAGCAGGCGTTGTGATTGTGGAGTATTGACATGAAAAAAGCATTGATTTGTCCAAATGAACCTGTCAATTTTTTTAATGGGGAAGCAGGGTATCGCGTTGCTCAGGTAGAACTTGCAGAAAATATTTTTTCTGTAGCTGAACCTTTGTATTGGCTAGATTGCAATGATGAATTAGTAGCTGACTCTTGGTATTTTGACCCTGTTGATGCAGCCATTAAAGCAGTGCCTGTGCTTCCCTCATCAAAACCAGTTGGCGGCACACCAAATGTCATTGCTTAATATTCCGCTTAACGCTGGAAAACTTTCAGGCACTGTTTACACGTTTGAGAAAGCGGGAGATATGCTACCTATGCACACTCATACCAGCGGCAATTCCCACATTACCATCGTGGCTAGGGGCAAAATCAAAGCGCATGGCAATGAGTGGGAAGCCGAGTACAGCGCAGGCGCAGTCATTGACTTTCCTACAGACCAAAGCCACGAATTCATTGCGCTGGAAGACGATTCGCGTATTGTGAACATCATTAAATAAAGGATTACTATGAGCAGTACATATTCATCAAGCCTGCGGATCGAACTGATCGGTTCGGGCGACCAAGCCGGAGCGTGGGGTGCGACCACCGACAGCAATCTGGCATACGTTCTGGACACAGCCATTGCGGGGTATCAGGCGGTCACCGTGTCTTCAGCCGCGCAAGCCCTGACATATGTAAACGGGCCATCCTCCAGCGCAGCACTGAACCAATCGGTGTACGCCATGTTGAAGTTCAACAGCGCAGCGGCGGCATCAGCCATATACGCCCCGCCAGTGTCTAAGAGCTACATCATCTGGAACAACTCAGGGTACACCCTGACCATCTACAACTCTACGGTCATCGGTAACACAACCGCTGCGGGTTCTGGGGTTGCAATTGCCAACGGCGATAAGGTGCAAGTCTGGTCGGATGGTACAAGTTTCTACGAAGTGCAAGCGCAAAGTTTGACAAGTACGCTACCAATTGCCAATGGTGGCACAGGAGCAACCACTGCGTCAGGCGCAAGAACAAACCTTGGCTTGGTGATTGGCACAGACGTGGCTCCCGTAGCTTCTCCTGCGTTTACCGGCAACCCCACAGCGCCAACTGCTTCGTTTGGTGACAACGACACATCCATTGCAACAACAGCATTTGTGCAAGCTGCATTGGCAGCTTTATACCCAGTAGGTTCTATCTATACAAACGCTTCTGTTGCAACAAACCCCGGCACATTGCTTGGATTTGGCACATGGACTGCGTTTGGTGCTGGTCGGGTGATGATTGGTGCGGGTACGGGTGGAGGTGGTACATATACCGCAGGTGCAACAGGTGGTAGCAAAGACGCAGTTGTAGTGAGCCACACCCACACATTTACGGGTTCTGCACTGCCAACACACAGTCACACTTACGAACAACCTAGCAACACATTTATTCAAGGCGCTATTGGTGGTACTGGTCTGACTAATAAATTCACAGGTACAACATCTGCCGTATCCGCTGGAACGCCAGCAGGTACAAACAGCACAGAAGGCGTGTCAGGAACGGATGCAAACTTGCAACCGTACGTTGTGGTGTATATGTGGCAACGCACCGCTTGAGGTGAAAAATTGATCCGATCAGTCTCCTCTTTGCAGCCAATGCTTGTGTCGCAGCCATCAAGGAAGGTTGTGAGCTATACAAGCAGGCGAAGACTTCTTTCATGGAGGTCAAAGCCACAGTTGACGAAGCTGTTGACATCGGAAAAGAAATCTATGGATTTTGGGGAAAGATTTCTGCTTTCTTTGGCGCGAAGCCTACAGCTCGACCAGCGTCGAAGCCTGTGGCGAAAAAGAAAGAGAAGTTCGTCGCCCTTGACGAAACCCAAATCATGGTCGATGTTGTCAAACATCTCACCGAGCTTTTCCGGCTCCAAGAGCAGTTAGCAGCACACATTCGGGAGGAAGAAGAAAAGTCCAGAAACGTCTACGAACCTGACCAAAACCAGATGGAAGCCGCATTGAAGCGGATCATGGCGCAGGATCAGATGGCGGCACTGGAGATTGAGGTCAGGGAGACGATGGTTTACCGCAGTCCACCAGAGATGGGGGCGCTGTATTCCAAGGTGTTTGAAATGCGGGACATCATCGCCGCTGAACAAGAAGCCGCAAGGCTGGCCCAAGAACAGCGGGAGCGAAGATTGAGATGGCAACGACACCAAAGGGAAAGAAGCCAAAACCTGCGAGCAGGAGCAGCCGTCCTAACCTTGATCCTTATCGCATACCTGTGGACGTGGCTCCTGTGGCTGAAACAACTGAGGAGCTTGTGATGGGGATGGTGGGCTGGGTGGTGGCGGTTTTGTTGGTGGCCCTCATGCTGCCGTTGTTGGCGTTCATGTATCTGGACATACTGGAGACAAGGAACGATGCCAAGCAGCAGTTGGAGAAGGTGGAGAAGTTAAGACGGGAAGTCGAGAGGAAGAATCGGGACAGTCCAAAAGAATTTGAGGACAACCCTGTTTTTGACCGGAGGAAGAAACATGAGTAAGCAACTGGAAAAAGACTCAAGCTACAACCAATTTGACACCGACCATGACGGCGTGGTGACTGACACAGAGTTGGCGCGGTCTGAGCGCATGATGCAGATCGAAAACATGGACAAGATGGCTGACCAGCAGAGGATCATGGCGTGGGCGGCGTTGGTTGCACCACCTGCCCTCATTGCGTACTTGGCATCCGAGTTGGTGACACTGGAGAAAGTCAACGCACTGAATGGTCTTGTTACCACCTACTGCGCGGCAATGGGAACGATTGTGGTGGCGTTCATGGCGGCAACGGCTTATGTCCGTGGTAAAGCGGGAGAGTAAATATGGAGCAGACACTGCGGGGCAAACTGACCTACAAGGTGACCTTGATGGTCGCCGCAACTCTGTGTATTGTGGTGTGCAGTATGGTATTTACGCTGATGTTTGGACTGTTTGACGAAAAAGTGGACAACACCGAAATTTTTAAACTAATCAGTCCTGCGTTTCAGACGGTGGTTGGGGGGTTCATTGGGTTGCTGGCGGGCATCAAACTTAGCCACGACGACGAGGAAGTCAACAAACCATGAGCCTGCTCAACCCCTACGTCCTGCTTGTCATCGTGCTTGCCCTACTTGGCAGTTTTGGAGCCGGGTATTACAGTGGCGAACAGGAGGAGTATGAACGCCAGCAGATAGAGATTGCCCGTTTAAACGAACAGGCACGGGAAACAGAACAACGCATGGCAGAGGTTGCCCAGACCTACGCCCAGACCTTGAAGAAAGCCAACGATGTTGCACGGATTAAAGAAATTAAGCTTCGTACTGATCTTGCCTCTGGCGAGCGCAAGCTGTTCATTCCTGTCAAAGCGCCCGACTGCCCCATGTCAGTGTCCGAACCATCCGCCCCTGCCAGTGGAGATACAGAAACAAGAGCCGAGCTTGACGGACGAGTTGCTCAAGCTCTTGTCGATCTCACCGCCCGAGGCGACCAAGCCATCCGGCAACTCAACACCTGCATCGACCAGTACAACCAAGTGAGGAGTATGAAATGACCCAGTTGACCGCCAATTTCTCCCTGCACGAACTGACCAAATCTGAGACCGCCCTGCGCATGGGCTTGGACAACACCCCCGGGCCAGTTGAGACCGAGTACCTCAAAATCTTGGCTGAACGTGTTCTCCAGCCCATCCGCGATCACTTCCAAAAAGGTGTCAAGGTGAACTCTGCCTATCGCTCTCCTGACTCAAATTCAGCAGTCGGAGGGTCTCGTACCTCAGACCATTGCAAGGGCCAAGCAGCCGATATAGAGATTCCCGGCGTACCAAATGCTGAGTTGGCGCAGTGGATCATGGATAATCTGGACTACACCCAGTTGATTCTGGAGTTCTACACCCCCGGCATTCCTGACAGTGGTTGGGTGCATGTGAGTTACAACCCAGACAACTTAAAGAAGCAGGAGTTGACCGCCATGAAAGTCGCTGGTAAAACGCAATATGTTCCCGGACTTGTAGCCTAATCATGCCGCTCCAAAAGCTCGCCTTTCGCCCCGGTGTAAACAGAGAAAACACCTCGTATGCCAATGAGGGTGGCTATTACGCATCCAACAAAATTCGGTTCCGCTCAGGTCAACCAGAAAAGATTGGCGGGTGGGCAGCCGACACGGGAACAACTGTATCTGCGTTAAAACCCCCAACGGGTACGCTGTGGGGCGTTGCTCGGGGTATGTGGAACTGGCTTAATTTGACAGGCTACAACCTGTTGGCGATAGGCACAAACCTCAAGTACTACATCCAAAACGGGCCAAACGGTTTGGTGTACGACGTTACCCCATTGCGCTTTACCACCAGCGCGGGTGAAGCTACTTTTGCTGCAACCAACGGCTCTCCAATCATCACAGTCACAGACGTGGCCCACGGTGCGCAGGCAGGGGACTTCGTCACATTCAGTGGCGCGGTTTCCTTGGGCGGCAATATCACTGCCGCCATCCTGAACGCTGAGTTCCAAATCACCACGTACATCAGTTCCAACCAGTACACCATCACAGCTTCTGTCAACGCAAACAGCAGTGATTCGGGCAATGGCGGGGCATCAGTGGTTGCCGCATACCAGATTACAACAGGCGTAGATATTTACTCTTTGAATGTGGGCTGGGGTGCAGGTACTTGGGGTGGTATCGTTTTTGGTACAGCAACAACTGTGATTACAGGCGGCACGCTATCCTCATCAAATACCACAGTGACGGTGAGTTCTACGGCTGCGTTTACATCATCCGGCAGCATTTTGATTGATTCAGAAACAATCACGTATTCAGGCAAGACAGCCACCACATTCACAGGCTGTACCCGAGGAGTGAGCGGCACAGGTTCGGGCGCAGCCACCACCCACGCAAACGGGGCGACGGTTGTGCAGTCCACTACGTTTACAGGCTGGGGTTCTCCGGCAGCTACAGGTATCGGCATACAGCTTCGTTTGTGGAGCCAGTCAAACTTTGGCGAAGACCTGATCTTCAACCCCCGTGGTGGTGCGCTGTACTACTGGGCAAACGCCGCATCTGCCAGCACATTTAACCGAGGCCAATACCTTGGCCCAAGCACCGCTATTGTTACAAAATCTGGAACAATTACCACCGACGCATACTGCCCGACGGTCGCCAACTTTGTCATGGTGTCCGATGCCTCAAGGTTTGTTTTGGTGTTTGGGTGTAACGACTACGGCAGCGCCATCCAAGACCCGTTGCTGATACGCTGGTCTGACCAAGAGAGTTTTGCCACATGGTATCCGGCAGTGACCAACCAAGCAGGTAGCTACCGACTGAGCCACGGTTCACAAATTGTGACCGCCATGCAGACCCGCCAAGAGATTTTGGTACTGACGGATTCAGCCATTTATTCCATGCAGTACCTTGGCCCGCCTTACGTCTGGAGCTTCCAGATCATGGGCGACAACATATCTATTGCTGGGCCAAATGCGATAGCAACCGCTAACAACATCACGTACTGGATGGGTACAGACAAGTTCTACATGTACTCCGGTCGGGTGCAGACCCTGCCGTCTACCCTGCGTGAATACGTGTTTAATGACATCAACCTTGAGCAAGCGTTTCAGTTCTGTGCTGGCACAAACGAGGGCTACAGTGAAATATGGTGGCAGTATTGCTCCGCAGGCTCATCCGTGGTTGATCGCTATGTGATCTACAACCACTTGGAAAACACTTGGTATTACGGCGACTGGAACAACTACCAGAATCTAAACCAAGGCCGCACAGCATGGCTGGACAGTTCCCTTCGCTCATTCCCAATGGCAACCACATACGGCGTGGCAGGGGGTAGCTCAAACGCACAGCTTGTGTACCATGAGAGTGGGGTGGACGACGGCACAGTGAACCCGTCCGTGCCAATTGTGGCGCAGGTGACATCCTCTGACTTTGACATCGGGGATGGACACAACTTTGGGTTTGTCTGGAGGTTGATCCCTGACTTGACCTTTGACGGATCGAATGTGAACCAACCAACCGCCATGTTCACGGTACTGCCTCGCGCCAACTCTGGTGCGCCGTACGGGAACTCAAACAACCCTGATGTGGTCAGCACACAGAACTACCAGAACACCAGAACCTACGCCATCCAAGAGTTCACCCAGCAGGTGTATGTGCGGATACGTGGTCGTCAGATGGCGTTCAAGGTAAGTTCAGATGAGCTTGGTGTCCAGTGGCAGTTGGGTGTACCTCGGATTGACATCAGGCCCGACGGAAGACGCTGATGGCTACCATCATCAACCGATACCGCCCAGTCGTCCAGCCTCGACTGCCAGCGGCTCCGACCGAATACAGTTCTGAGTTTATCGAGCAGTACTCAAACATTCTGCGTCTGTATTTCAACCAACTGGACAATTTGACAGGGGTTGTATTGGGCGAGTCCGGCGGTCGGTTTATTCGTTTCCCATACGGGGCGTTTTCAAGCGACCAAGATCAGACTGCCACGGTAAACACCGCCACACTGATGACGTTTAACACCACGGACTTTGCCAACGAGGTGTCAATCAGTTCGTCGCAGATCACAGTGGTGAATGCAGGCATATACAACCTCCAGTTCAGTGTGCAGTTCCAAAACACAGACACTGCTTTCCAAGATGTTTACATCTGGCTAAGACAAAACGGGGTAGACATCCCGGGGTCAACAGGCTTTATATCCATCCCAAACAGACACGCCGGAACAGATGGACATTCCATCATTGGCTGGAACTACTTTTTGAACATGGCGGCGGGCGACTACATTGAGATTTACTGGTCTGTGCCTAACGCCGCTGTAACCATCCAGCATCTTGCCGCATCAGGAACCCCAACCAAGCCGTCTACCCAGTCTGTGGTAGCCACACTTTCGTTTGTCTCCGCGCTCTCAACATGATAAAGTCCACCAACCCCCAATTTATGAGGCAAAAATGAGCCTACAACACGCTGCAAAACATCTTGAAAAGCAAGGGCGTAACGGCGATACCACGCTTGTTCACATGTCCAAAGGCGAAGTCAAAAGCCTTAATGATTTGGCTATGGCGCATGGCGGGCATTTGACCATCAATCCGCAGACTGGACTGCCCGAGGCTGGGTTTTTAAGAGCTATTTTGCCAATGGTAGCGGGCGCAGCTTTAACTGGTTTGACTGGCGGAGTTATTAACCCAATGACTGCTGGACTGTTGGTCGGCGGCGGAACTGCTGTTGCAACAGGTAGTTTGCAAAAAGGTTTGATGGCAGGTCTTGGCGCTTATGGTGGTGCTGGTATTGGCAGCGCATTGGCAGCGTCTGGAACGCAGGCGGCAGGAACGGCGGCGGCAGGGGCGGGTGAGGCAGTTGCGGGAACAGCAGTTCCACCAGCACCTGTTGTTCCAACAGGTAGCCCTCTCGGCGGTATAAATTACGCTCCGTCATCCACAGTTTCCCAACCCGCGTTTTCAGCAATTGATCCCAATCCTGCCGTGCAGGTTGGTTCAGGAAGTCCTATGGCGGGGGTGAATATTAAACCTACCCCTGTAAATGCTCCTCTTCCACAGGTAGATCAAGCTGTTTTGCCAAATAGCACAGCAAGCAATTTAAGAAATATTGGAGATCAAGCGTCAGCCAATTTAAGAAACTTTGGAAATCAAGCGTTTGAAGGTATAAAAAGCCTTGGCACAGAAGGTGGCCCCACCAGATTTTATGAAAATCTTGGCAACGTGAAATACACATTTGGCCCCAAGACCACCCTTGCCGCCGCTGCCGCGCCTGCTCTTTCTGAGTACATGGAGTCTAAAAAACAAACACCAACTCCATCAGACTCCGACCCCGGTCAACAATACACGTACGCCGCCAATCCAACCAACCCAACTCCCACACCTGATCCGTACGGTAGAGAACAAAGATATTTCTCCCCCACATACACTGCCCGCGCTGCTGCTGGCGGCATGATGGCTTCTGGTGGTTTGTCCGATGCGCAATACAACCTTGGTGGCTACTCAGATGGTGGCCGACTGCTTCGTGGCCCCGGTGATGGCGTGTCCGACTCTATTCCTGCTGTGATAGGTAAAAAGCAACCCGCACGTTTAGCTGACGGTGAGTTTGTAATACCTGCACGTATCGTTTCTGAGTTGGGCAACGGCTCGACTGAGGCTGGCGCACGTAAGCTCTACGCCATGATGGACAGAATCCAAAAAGCTCGCAGCAAAACTGTGGGCAAGGGCAAGGTTGCCAAGAACAGTCGCTCTGAAAAGTATTTGCCCGCATGAATAGCCGTGGAAAATTAGAGTGGTTTGGAGGCAATCAAGATGCTTTGAATATGTACCATGCATTTGTTGATTTGGCGCATATATGGGATGATTTGATTGACAAAGACAAACCTGTTTCTGCCGATTTGATTAACCGGGCATTTTTGACTTGCTTGGTGTATCTACCGGCAAATCCGTTTTACCGCAGCATTCAAGATCAAGTGCTACCTATGTGGCTCACAGTGGTCTCTGCGTATGAAACTGCAAATTTTTTTGAGACAAGCAAAGACCAGCACGGCATTGAGATTGCCCACAGTTTGCGTTATGCGTCTGGCAACATCATTGCGTATGCAGTTCATGTTTGTGTAGGCGCTGAAAAAGCAAAAGAAGTTTTGCCTGACATGTGGAAAACAGTTTTTTATGAGCGGTTTGACGAGTACCGCAAGGAGCATTTAGATGTTTAAGGTCTCATGGATACTTGATTTTTTGCTTGGCCCGCGCCTTTACATCGACAGCGGCCCAAGCACCCCAGAAAAAACAACCACTGTTGTTGAGTTGCCCGATTGGGCAAAAGGCTACGCCAAAGACACTTTGGCAAAAGGTGCGGCTCTTACTGACATCAGCCAAAATCCGTATCAACAGTATCGCGGTGAGCGCATTGCTGGGTTCCAGCCTTTACAAGAACAAACATTCCAAACAGCGGCTGGTATGCAGCCCTCATCTCAATTGGGATATGCAACGGGTTTAGCTGGCGCGGCTGGCTTTGGCGCATTAGGTACAAATTATCAGGCGGGTAGATTCTCCGGCGGGCAGTTTGGTAACCGCCAAGCTGCTCAGTACATGTCCCCATTCATTGAACAAGCCATGCAGCCGCAGTTGCGGGAAGCAGAACGCGCTTCGCAAATCCAAGGCACTCAGCAACGCGCGCAAGCGGTGCAGGCAGGGGCATTTGGAGGTTCTCGCCAAGGGATCATGGAAGCAGAGCGTGAGCGTAATCTTGGGATACAACAAGGCGACATCCGCGCCAAAGGCTATCAAACGGCTTACGAGCAGGCGGCAAACCAATTTAATGCAGACATGGCCCGCAGATTGCAAGCCCAGCAAATGGGTGAGCAGTCTCGTCAGTACGGCGCTGGTTTGGGTATGCAAGGACTCCAGACCGGGCTACAAGCCGCAGGTCAATTAGGGCAGCTTGGTCAAACCGAGTACGGTCAAAGAATGGGTATTACTCAGTTGCAAAGCCAGCTTGGAGCGCAGCAGCAACAGCAAGCACAGCGTCCGCTGGATGTGGCGTATCAGGACTTCCTGAACCAACAGAACTACCCGTATAAACAATTGGGTTTCATGTCCGACATGATCCGTGGGTTGCCGCTGGGTCAGCAGTCTACTCAACAAGTTTACGGAGGCTCGGGGCCGGGCGCAATACAGACTTTGGCGGGCTTGGGTGGCGCGGCTTATGGCTTTAACCAGTCTGGTTTGTTTGGCAGCAGTGACCGAAAAGCTGCTGAAGGCGGTTTGATGGGGTCGTACGCCGACGGCGGTGTAACAAGTGACCAAAACGTAGAAAGTATTCTTAGCAAACTCAGTGACCAACAGTTGGCACAAGCCAAAGAAGCGGCATTGAATCGTCAAGATGTTGCGCAAGCTGAAATGATTGATGCAGAGATGGCGGAGCGTGCTTCGATCCGTGGCGGTCTTGGCGGCGCGTTCAACCAAATCCCTATGGAACAACAAGAACAGATGATGGCCGGTGGCGGTATCGTTGCGTTTGCCCCGGGCGGAGTTGCGGAAGGTAAAGACACCTACGTAAACAGGTTAGAGCAAAGTTTGATTGACTTAAAAGCAATGTCTAATCAAGCCCCGGCGGAACAGACCCCAGAACAAAGAGATAAAGCTATTTCTGCTCGTATCCCAATGTTGGAAAAACGCTATGGCCCAGATGTTACTGCGCCGTACTTGGAAGAGACCAAAACCAAACGGGCTGCACTGTCAGAGCAAATGGAGAAAGACAAAGGACTTGCTATTGCAATGGCGAGTTTGAAGTTGCTAAGCCCAAGTAAGAATGTTCGCGGTCGCAGCGAAAAAGACCAGCTTCTTTCCGGTATTGGTGAAGCGGGCGAGGCATTTATTGGTGAAGTTGGTCGCCTCAAGAAAGAACACAGAGAGGTTGACGACAAGCTGCGTCAGTCTGAAATTTTGTTGGCCACCGCACAACAATCTCGTAAAGAAGGTTTGATTAACAAAGCAGATGCTGAAGAGACTCGCGCACAAGATTTGAAGAAAGACGCGTTCAAAACACAAATTGGTATACAAGAAAAACTTACTGAAATTAACAAAGGTTTGGCCACGACTGAGATGCAGGGTAAAACGCAGAAAGAAATTGCGGCCCTAAACGCAAGAGTTCAACGTGAAACAGCGAATAAACCCGGTGAGTTGGAGCGCATAATGGCCGACGTAGAAGCTATCCGCTCAGGTAAGAAATCATTTGCGGGTAAAACAGGCGAAGAAGGCGCTCAAGCTTATAAAGAAACTCTTAGCCAAGTTGGTGAAGCGCGAGGCGGCTACAGATACTTGGGGCCAGATAAATCACCAGAACAGGCCGCAGCAATTAGAAAGCAAGCTTTGGATGATGATCGTGTGAAAGATGCTGGACTTGCAATAATTGCGGCTGGTAGCGACCCCGTCAAAAAGCAAGCCGCACGAGAAAATTACGACCGTATTTTGCAGATCGTTGAGCAGGGACTTAGAGATCAGGCAGCGCAAAGTGGCAGGGCACAACGTGGCTCTGCTGATGCGAATACCACACCGGCTAAATCTGCTGTGGCGGTAGGTACTACTCCACCCCCAGCGGCTGTAGACATGCTGAAATCAAATCCTTCAGCCAAAAACAGGAAAGATTTTGACGAAATATTTGGCCCGGGAGCAGCAGCCAAAGCATTGGGACAATAAACATGGCAAACCCTTTTGCAAAATTTGCTCAGCCAGAGGTAGAGCAAAACCCGTTTGCTCAGTTTGTCCGCCCGCAGGAAGAAACTGCTGCGCCTCAAAAACCAGAAGAAGATGACAGTATCTGGACTAAGGCGGCGGACTTTTCTAAGTACGTACTTGGGTCTGCCACTTCTGGTGTAGCCAGCATACCGAAAGGTCTCGAAGAAGGCGCAAAGGGCGCGGTACGTAAAGCAGCGGAAGGTGAAGTTAACCTCCAAGAACCAAAACCTTTACTCTTTGGAAAACTTCTCACTCAAAAAGTTGACGAGTTGATCCGGGGTAAAGATCAACGGGACAAGGATGCTTTGGCTTTGGAACGTACCATTGCAAAAGTACCAGAAATTCCCGGTTCTGCGTATTTACGAGACCTTGGTAAACAAGCTCAAAAAAGTATTGAAGACAGCGTATCAGAACAATCTAAAAAAGCTGTTGCCGAAGCACAAATAACTGGAAACATATTTAAAGGTGAAATAGACTTCGGTAAAAACCCAACTGTGCGTGGTTACGCTATGCAAGCGGCTAGTGTATTTGGGTCAATGGCCCCCGTAATTGCCACCGCAATAATTACAAAAAGTCCAACCACCGGTGGTGTTGCGGGCGGCGCTATGGCCGCAGATGAAGCGGCTACAAAAGCAAGTGAATTCATTGGTGAGATGGGTCATGAAGACTTGATGAAGAACAGCCCGTTCTATGCTTCGCTGATAAAACAAGGTGTTGGGCAGGCAGAGGCCAAAGATTTAGCCACACGCAAAGCGGCGGAAACAGGTGCAATCATGCAGGGGATGGTTGCTACATTTGGCGACCGTTTTACTGGGCAACTTGTTACCGGCGCGTTCGATGACCTACTGAAGAAGGTGGCTGGTAAATCTATTTTGGGGCGCACAGCAGCAGGTGCAACTGTTTCTGGGGTAGAAGAAGGCGTACAAGAAACCGCCGAAGGCGTTGCGGCTGACATCGCCATCAATCGAGTCGCCAAAAATAAAGAAATTGGTGAAGACTCAGCTGCCAATCTTATTCTTGGTGCATTGGGTGGCTCTCCAGTAGGCGGTGTACGTGGGTTGAAAACTTCTCTTGCGGAAAAATTTAAAGACCCAAACACTACGCAGCAAGAACGCCAAACAATTCTTGACGCCCTTACTCAAGGCATAGAAGAACCTGCCGGTTTGTTTGCAGACCAAGAAGGCGGTCAACCCGCTGGAGAACAATCTCAAGTTGGTCTCTACGCGCAGCGGGCAGCAGATGCGATGGATGCAGCAAATGTCAGTGCGGGAAGAAGTACCGTATCTGCAAAATATGGTGATGCTGATCAAACCTTGCCATCATCAACCGAACCGCCCGGTTTGTTTGAAGATGTAGATACTGGCGCTACAACTACAGCAGCTCCAAGCGCACCTGCTACACCTGCCGCCGCTGCACCTGCGCAATCTCTTGAAGCCTATGGCGATTTTGTACGGCAGTACACGCAGTTGCGGGATGAGTACAACTCTCTTCCTCAAGGCCGCATAGATCAAGCGGGCATGAATCAGCGTGCGCTAATTCTGAAGGACTTAGCTGAAGTTGTTGATTCCAACATGGGCTTCATTCGCAATAAAGGTTTGGCTGCTCAACTCAAGAACCCTGTGTTTAACGGGGAAAAAGCTTTGGCCAGACTTGAACCAAATGTTGGCCAACCACGCGGGATGCAGGGCAACTTGTTTGGTGTGTTCCAAGGCGCTGCACGCCGCATGAAAAATGCTATGGCGCTGTCTGGGCAAAGCGTAGACGGGGCAATCGCAGAGTTGGAAGACAACCGTGCCCGCATCCAAGAAAAGATTGACTCTGGCGGGTTTGATGATGCAACAATCATCAGCATGCGCCCCGCTGGCATGTCGTCTGGCCAAGCCCTCAAAAGCCGGGACTCCATCATTCAAAACTTTTCGCAACGATCAAATGCTGAGATTGATCAGGCGATTGATATGCTGCGCAGAGGCGTTGGCCAGCCCCGTGCTATGCAAGGTGATTTGTTTAACAACGAAAAAATTCAACAGGAGAACGCTGATGCTATGCGCGAGCGCAGAGCGGCTCCAATAGTAAGCGAAACTGGCGCGTTTATAAAATCTCCTGAAAAAGGTGAACCACCAATTGCATCTGCTGGGTTTAAAACTCTTGATGAAGACAACAATTTATCAAGTGACCTTGCTGGGGCCACTTTTATTACTGGTATGGATGTGTCAGAAAGGAATAAAGGCGCTGGCACAAAACTTTTAAATAGTATTACAAACTGGGCCGACAAAAACGGTAAAACGTTGGTTCTTGTCCCAGCTGCAAGTCCAGATGCCACGCTTGGTGGATTAACACAAGAGCAATTAAAAGAATGGTATGCACGTAATGGATTTGAAGACCGTGCGGATTACATGGTTAGAGTCCCTACTGGAGAAAAAATAAAGGAAACCCAGCCGACTGAAACTGTTCGTCAGGGTGTCACACCTAGAGAAAGATTTGAAAAAGCCCCGCTCGTAGACACAGAACACGTTGTACAGACAGAAGAAGGTGGCAAGATCAAAAGCTTCTTTGATGCCATTCAGTCTGCATCTGATTCTCCTGCGGAGCAAGAACGCCACGGCAATTCAAAGAATACCGCCGCTGACACCATGCTGGAGTTTGATATTGCTCAGCCGGGCGAAACCACCAGCGCTGGTTCACAGCAGATGCTCAACTATCTTGCCCGCCGTGTAGGAGGACAAGATCAGTTAGACAAATTATTGAGTGCGCTTCAAGGCGCAACTCCAGAAACACAATCAGCATTGCTGCAAAAAGCAGGGCTACCAGACCTCACCACCCGTCGCGGCATGGATGAGTTCAGCGCACAGGTTCAATCTTATGTAGACCAAATAATGGCTACAGGGGAAGGGCCACTTGCTAATATACGAACAAGCAAAATGCGCCCATCTCAAGTTACCGGTACAAAACTGCCGTACCAAGAGACTATTACCACCACATCCACAGTGACACAAGCGTTTGAGACACCGATCGGTGTTAAACCTCGACGCCCAAATCAGGCCACCAAAGAAGTGGTGCGTGATATTAACGACAACAAACTGCGTGCGGCTGCTTTGATCCTTAAGCAGATGACGGGGAAAATTTCTCCACAAGCGCAAGCTGCCATCACATACTTAACAAACCTAAACCGCACCACATTTGGTGACGCGCTAAGAGACTTGGCCTTTGATCTTGCATATTTTGAGATTGATCCAAAACATTACGGCGCTGGTTCTACGTTTTACAAAGAGGGTGGTAAATACGCGCAGGATTTCCGCGCATGGATTGAGGCTAACCTTGACGCTAACACCGTTGACTTGCTTAATGAACTGGTGGCGGAGAACAAACAGAATGCCGCAGAAGCCGCAAAGTTTGAAAACGCAATAACTGTTTACAACGAATTGTTAGATATTGCGGCAGAGAAAAACCGTAAGAAAGCCGAAGAGCAAGGGGCCAAGCTGCCTAAAGCACCCCGGAGAAAAAAGCCAGCCAAAGAACGCCTTTCCAAAATGCAGGAAGAGGCGGAGACCGAAGCGGGCGAAGGTGAAGAAACCCAAGAACCATTCACAGAAGTCAGCACAAAAAATCTGCCCACTGTTGAGATGCTCACTGAAGTGCATCCGGCTATTCGCCGCCTGTTGATTGAAGGTAAGACCCGTGAAGCTCTTGAACTGGTTGCGCAAACAAAGAACAACAAGTACTACGCTGAACTGGCCCAACGCATACTGGATACTGGTTTTACAGCTGAGACACGTTTAATTGACCCCGACACTATGGAGTCGTTGTCAAACGACCCGCAAGTCAAAGAGTCGCTAGACGAACGTCTGCGTGCGCTACGTGATTTAGTTGTAGCGCTCTATCCGCAAGAACAACAGGCAACCATTATTGATGGGCTGCAATCTGGCAAGTTGCGTAACTTGGTTTTCGCTGTTGAGACTATGCAAGATACGCTGGGGCAAAACGGCGGGACTGAATCCAACCAGATGTTGCTCGATAGCGTGGCGCAGTTGGTTAATGAACAATTTGCGTGGAATGGTAAGTACGACCCGGCAACCGACACCATTGTTATGCGCCAAGGTGCTGGCCATCTCACAAATCACCTGTTGCTGCACGAAACTTTGCACGCAGCCGCATCTCATTTGATAGATAACAAAGATCGACTTGTTGGTATACAGCGCCAAGGTTATGAACGACTCAACGAGTTGTACGAGTATTCTAGAAACATGTTCTCGCAGAAGGGCATAGACTTGTCTACCGTGTACGGCTTGCAAGACATACATGAGTTCTTGTCTGAGTCGCTCACAAACCCAGAGTTCCAAGCACTGTTGCGTTCTATCCGGTACAAGGCCTCACCGTTCTCTTTGTACAACCGCTTCACTGACGCGGTAAGAAAACTGTTCAACGTAAAGCCCGGCGCACCAAGTAACGTGATGGTTGAAGTCATGTTTGCTGCTGATGCAATGATGGCGGGCACAATGTCCTTGGAGGGCATGCAAGTAACCACTGGGCCAAAAGCTATGGCCACCCAAAGGCCGGGCAGAGCCAAGGTTGTACCCAAAGGTATGCCAAATCAACCGTCCACAATCAAACGCTGGATGATGGCCAGCACATGGACAAAAAATAAGATGCGTGAGATACGCAGCATGGATTCGGCTGCACGCGGCGCGTATCTGGGTATATTGACGTTACGCCAAATCAATGATTTGGTTGCTGGCCGTATCCCGCAAATTGGTAACTTTATTAACGTGACAGAGAAGTTTCTGGCCCGCAAGTCACAAATACTTAAAGAGTCTGGTGACATATCCCGTAAGTGGGAACGCCTGCAAGCTGCTAATCCTGACATGTCTAGGCAGCTTGGTGTTGTGATGCACAGCGCCACAATTTTGGAGGTTGATCCAGACAAAGCCACGTCTGCCCAACGGGCCAATAACGCAAAGTTAATGAACGACTGGAGAGCGTTAAACCCAGAAGCCCGCACCATATACAGAGAGGTGCGTGATTTCTACGAACGCCGGTATAGTAACTACAAGCGCCTCATGAACCAGCGCATCATATTCATGCGTCAGATGGGTGTGTCTGAAGCGTCCATTACAGAGATTCGTAATGAGTTTGAAAAAGGTAAACGAGCGGGGCCTTACTTTCCGTTGATGCGTTTTGGTCGATTCTGGTATCAGATTGGCAAAGGGGCCAGTCGTGAGTACTACATGTTCGAGTCCCAAGCCGCCAGAGAAGCGCACTTGCAAGCTCGCTTAGACCAAGAACCAAATCAAGCTGCCCGTGATGCTTTAGAAAAAACTATTGGTACAAACATAGGTGATGATTACCAGAAGCAAATGGATTTGCACGCTCGGCAGTCTGAGTTTTTGAAAAACTCGTTTGCTGCTATTGACAGTATGGACATAAAGGGTCTCACGCCAGCTGAAGCTAACGAACGTAAAACTGAATTAAAAGACAACCTGTATCAAACGTATTTGGCCAACCAGCCAGATCGCAGTATCCGTAACGCCTTCATTCACCGCAAGAGTATTGCTGGCTACTCCGAAGATGCACTGCGTAGCTTTACGTCGTCGTCGTTCAGCATGGCGTATCAGATGGCACGATTGGAGTATTCCCCAGAGATGTTCTCTCAGTTGGATGCGGCCCAGTCACAGATCAAGGGCCGCTTCACCCCCGGTGCAAAATACGATGAAGCACTGACCGCCGAGAACGATGAACTCCGCAGTTATGTTCGGGAGATTGATAACCGACTTGGCGCAATACTCAATCCAGAAGATACTGGTAAGTGGACAACATACTTTTCAAATATAGGGTTTGTTTACTATCTAACTTCGATCGGCTCCGCGCTTGTCAACGTGATGGGCGGCGTGATGATTGGCGCACCAACGCTGATTGGGCAACAAGTTCGTGCAAACCCCGGCATGAGTTACACAAGAGCCACTGGCCGTGTTCTATACAACATGAGCAAAACTATGGCCGAGATCATGGCTACTGGTTTTGGAATTGAATCTGGCGGGCGTGTAATAGATTCGCGGCTGTTGTCTCCGTCGCTTGAAAGATCAAAAAGTATCCCCGCAATAGATAAAGCGGCATATAACCGTTTTGTTGCCGATGGCATCATTGACATAACCGCAGCTTATGACCAATCTGGTTTGGCTGCAAACCCAACGTCTGAATACTCCAGCATACCCAACCGGGCCATGCAGGTTGTCGCTTACGCTTTTCACCACGCTGAGCGGTTCAACCGTGAAATCATGGCCATGTCTGCTTTCAGATCAGCTATGGAAAAGCGGGCGAACTACCCCAACAAACAACAGGCGTTTGCGGAATCTATTGCTGAGGCCAAAGACTTGACCCAACGGGCCATGTTTGACTATTCCTCTACCAACAAGCCTCGTTTCTTACAAAGCGCCGTGTCGCGAGTCATCTTCCAATTCAAACAGTTCCCGCAACAAATGACTTGGTTCTTGGCCCGCAACGCTTGGAACTCGTTTGGTAACTTGCCCGAGGAAGAAAAACGTGAAGCCCGCGCCCGCTTTGTCGGCACGATGGGCATGGCAGCTATCTTCTCTGGAGTCACTGGTCTCTGGGGCTTTTCAACTGTGGCTTTTATTGTTGAGGCTTGTGCGGCTTTTGGCGACGATGATGACGAACCACCGTTTGATTTTGAACTTGAGTTTGCAAACTGGGCGGTCAATACGTTCGGCGAAAACATGGGTACCATGCTGTCACGCGGTATAGGTAACGCCGCTGGCGTTGATTTGCATAGTCGCCTGAAACTAGACGGTATGTGGTTCAGAGACGGACGTCAAAATCAAGATGCTGAAAGTTGGGTTGAATCTATATTTGTTGGGATACTTGGCCCATTGGCTGGCATAGGGGTAGGTTTTGGCCGCGCATATGACTTGTACAACAAGGGTCACGCAGATCGCGCAATAGAGACAATTCTGCCCGGGTTTGCCAAACAGCCTATGGTGGCTTATAGGTATTCAAAAGAAGGGGCGTTGACCTTACAGGGTGACGTCATGCAGAAAGAGTTCACTCCTTTTGAGTTGATGATGCAGGGATTGGGTATACGACCCGCTGACCTTGCAGAGATTCAGTTCCGAAACATCAAGGTAAAAGGGCAGGAGCAGGAGATACTTAAAAAACGCCAGAATGTGTTAAACATTTTTGGGTTGACTATCATGACCAACGATGAAAAGGGAACACAGGCGGCGATCGAGAAAATAATAAAATTCAACGCCAAGTATCCTACGCTCGCAATAGACGTGGACACCCTCTTCAAGTCTATAGAAGGCAAGTTCGAAAAGTCAGCGCAGACTGATCATGGTTTGTATGTTGACCCCAAGCTGCGGTACTTATTTACGGACACTTACATCCAGAAAATAACGGAGAAAGAAAGTAAAAGCTCCGCTGAAGAAAACCCATTCGCGAAGTTTGCGCAATAAAAAACGCCCCGCTTTTTACGGCGGGGCGAAAACCAAAAGGAGAGAGCAACTACAAGTTGCGCTTCAATTGTACGCGCTTAACCCGCCACACGCGCAATCCCCTTACGCCATCTTCTATTACTAACTTACTGATTGTGGCGTAGCCAAGACGCCGCATCTTACGGTCTACTCGGTCTCGCGCTTCTACGTCATTGAGACATGGCACGAAGAACGAACTTCCAACCGTAAACTCATCCCAGTTAAGTTGGTACGTAACGCCATCAATCCTCATTGCCTTGCAGGTCAACACTGGGTGCAACGCCCAACAGGTCGGAATCAAACTCCAACGCCACCACCGGTGGGGCGCTGATGTCTGTACCGATATCCAATCGGGTACGAACCTCGGAGATGAACGCGCCCGTCTTGTTTAGGGCGGTCAGCAGGTCGGTAAAGGTGATCTGCTTGAGTACGCAGAAATCCTTGAGCGACTGGCGGATTATGTATATACGTCGTGTATCTGGCTCGTACCGGACAACCAACGCACCACGGGGCAACAACAGCGGGGTGGCGGCAATACCTGACTTGGAACTGCTGTACTTGTTGACCACCAGAATGTTCAGGTTGTGCTTGAGCAGGAACTCGCCAACGATGGTGGCGTAGTCGTTGAACGACAACCGTGTGGCCGACTGCATGTCAGAAATCTCGGCCACCGCCCAGTCAAATACCCGTTTATGGTTTATGTTGTGCAGGCCCAGCTTGTGGGCAATCAGCCCGCCGGTCAGATTTGCGCCCGCCATGCCTGACCAAAATCGTTCCCGGGTGTCTATCTTTACAGCCTGATCAAACCGGGCCTGTACTTTCAGCGCGGTCTCCACAACTTCCTCAAGATTCTGCACAAGGTACTGGGCGTACGGCAGGCCAGCCAGACCGTAGTTGCTGTGCAACCGGCCAAAGATATGCTTGGCTGTGGCCTTGTCAAGGTTGTTGGTGGGATCAATCTTGTACTGCATCAGACGCATCAACTCGCCTTCTGATGTTGACTTCAAGGACTCCAGCTTGTCGGTCATACTGGCGTTGGAGGTAGCCACCATCATGGTCGCCCAGAATCCTTGTGACTCACGCTCCTCATTGGAGGCTGCTTTCATACGGCGGCGCGGTGCGCCTTGCGTCACGCTGTAGGCCAAATCGGAGAAGTCGTCCCCACTCATCTTCGTGATTTCATCTACCCCCAGTGGTAGATTGCACATGACTGCCATGCGATGGAGCTTGACGTTCAAGGTATCTTTCCATTGCAGCATCAGTTCATCTGGGTGTCCCCACACGCTGTTCATAACCTGAAGTATGGTTGACTTACCCGTACCAGATTTATTATTTATAAGGTTGATGATGCCGCCTTTGATACCCATGAATTTGATAAGTGGTGCGCCGAACGCAGAGAATACGGCGAAGGCATGCGGTTCAAAGTTCGGCATATCGTAGACATTGATGATGTCCTTCCACTCTTCCAGCGACCCAACCGGGCGCAGGGCGTGGGCAATTTCCCGTGTAGCCTTGGACGGGGGGCTGTATTTAACATAGCTCGCCCCGATCTCCCTGTTCCCCAATATGAACTTTTCGTCATCGTCTGCCCAACCAAATTGCAATCTCATCATCTCCACCTCTTGTGTTATTTGTAGTTCTTTTGCACATTGCATCAGGTAATCCAAAATCAAGGCCATCTGGGCCACGCCCGCAATTACACCGTGAAAAGAAACGGTTTTTCTCAACTCATCCTTACTCAGCGCATCTACCAACGGCACAGAAAACTCTTTGGCCCCGTCCCTCGGAAGCACCCGACGGATCAAGATCGTCTCGCCCAGTGCGGGGTCATACATCCGTTTTGTGACGAACAGGTCGTACTCATACACAAGGGCAACAGAAGGGCCATCGCCTTCTTCGTTGTCTTCTTTCATGTGTTTGTAGATACCACCGTTTTTTCCACGAAAATACCGATTTGGTAACTTCGGTACTACAAATTCAGCGGGCGTAGCGTCGCTGCTTGTGGGCTGGTACGCAATAACTTCCCCAACTTCCGATTTGGCGATCTCATGGCCAAGCACAATGGGGGACTTGATCTTGCCTCGGTGAATACACTTGTCGCATAGGCCCGGCGCAAACGAATCGAATGTGTCGCAGGTGTATGGGCCTTTGATCTGATTGGCTTTGCGTTCCGTTGCAGCTGCGTCGTACTTCGGGTGGTTCTTGGATATCAGGTGAATCGCTTTGTCCCGGTCTACACAATGCTGGGCGACGGACAACCCCGCCCGCCACAATGGTTCTTCGATATTGGGTTGATCTTCAACAATCAATCGCATCTGCTCACACCCAAAGCCATCGGCGGTCTTCTTCAGGATGGTGCGAAACCGCGATTGCTTATTGCCGATAACAGCTTTTGTGAAGTCGTCTAATTCTTTGGGGGCATAAGGCTTCTTCACGTCTATCAACGGCCCCATGCGCTGGGCAAAGTCATCGAACGTCATGGGCTGAGACAAGTGCATCAGGACAACATCATGCGGTGGGTTGTCTTTGAAGTTCTTTGTCCCCGGAATCCGCAACACCCGCGCTGCATCTGCTGGTACAGCGGGGTCAACAATAAACTTGTATTCAAGGCACTTGGCTTTGAAAGTCTCGGCTACAGGCAGCCACTTGTCTT